ACCTCGTTTATGGTGTGCCCCGGAACTTGACGCTCCACATAGGGCACACCCTCTTTCACTTCGTCGAAGAATATTAACGTGGGTGGATAATCCACGATACATTATTTGCCCAATGGCGTCCCCTCCTACAGGTTTACCCCCATATTATATAATCTGTGACAAGTGAGGTTCTTCTCCACAGAATCACCCCACCAACATCCCATAACTTACACACCCATTTGTGGCGTGTCAATAGAAAAAATAAAATAAACATAAATTTGTTGTAAGTACACCTACGATACACAACTTACGCCAGTTTTATTTATCATCTACCCCAATAGAATCTCCCATAAGTATCGGTTTATACTATCACTTACGTGTAAGTTGCCATACGTACCCCAAGTTACGCAGTATTACAGAATCACGATGTTGTATCTTATTGTCCTACACAGTGTTACACAGTATCGTTGACAAATTGACAAATCTCGCGCGTGTTATATTTCCCTATGTTATTTATTTTCCCAACTCTTAATATTAAAAAATTGGCACTTTTGGCACTACTCCTTCTCCCACAACGTCCCACGTTAATCTGATTTGTCCACCATTTGTCTACTTTATAGTAACTTTACTATATTTAATACTGCCCCCTTGTTCAAACTTCCGCTGTAACTCGTTGCGGCCTTTAAGTAATTGCAAGAAGTTTGAATATTACTACTTTATAAATCCATTTGTCAACCTTTGACTTAAGTTGGGGTACGTCTGGTGTGTTACAAACGTGTTACAATATCACAGTGTTGCTATGTCGCACATTATTACACTGAACACCTGTTTGTAACTCCCCCGAAAACTCGTCGTAAGTCTCCTAACGGAAAATATTGAACTTACGCCGAAAACGAACCTTTGCCACTATATTCACATTCAACGAAAACCATTTGTCAACCTTGCGTAACGTAATGTGCTACAAGTAAAAAGTAGGTGCATACACTATCCCATCACAATATCCTGTTAATAAACATTACAGATAAACGATGTTGTATATTACAAAACCTTGATGTGTATTCCACCTACTTTTCACCCAATCAACATTTCTTAACCACAATATTGTAGAATAATCTTGTGTAAATTGTTACACACTACGCCCCCTTGTTCCGCTTCTTTCACTCCGGATTTTTGAACTCGCCATTACTCAGTGAGTAGGGCATGATAGGGATATGGTTATCGTCGCAGAACTGACGAATAAGTTTTTGCCACGGGGTTGCGGTAGGTTGTATAGTGCCCCTATCCGATGTTCTTATAGCAAGCAACCCGTCATGTGTCTCATGCGCCCGATACTGCGTACCCTTGACATCTACAGTCCAATCGGCGTCGGTCAAGGGGCGAAGACTCGCAATAGCGCACGAATAGTGCCGCTTATCCTCAAGTCTAATGCCATCATAATATCCTGTATC